ACCTTCTTTAACTCCTATCCAACTCTGTTCTAAATCAAAAACAATATTAGTAGCATCAATCCCTATAGCCTCTGCAATTGCCTTACCTACTTCTTCAACAGCAGCAAAAATAGCTCTGACTGGTATAAGAGCAAGTTTAAAGGCAGATCCTAAAGCTTCAACAGTGACAGCAGCAACTTTCAAAACTTCTCTTATTACTACTCCAAAATCAGAGCCTTCCGTTGTTAAGTTTGTAAATGCAGTCCCTAATCTTGTTAAAGACCCTTGAATTGTATTAGCTGCTGTAAAAGCGTCTTTTGCGGCTCTTCCTTGAGCATTAGCTTGATTTTCTAAAGCCTCATTAAACTTAACCAATTCATCGTTTAACAAAGGTTGTATTGCTGTTAAAGCCTCAACACTTCCAAATAATTTAGATAAATTGTCTGCACTTGCTCCACCCTTTGAAACAATTTCTTCTAATACTCCACTTAATCCTTTTGACTTTAATGCAGCCGCACTGAAATCAATTCCAAGTTTTTCTGCTACTTTAGATGCCTCACCAGTGGGCTTTTGTATCGAAGCAATGACCTGTCGTAATCCAGCAAAGGTTGATTCAACAGGAACACCAGTTGCAGTGACAGCAGAAATCGCAGCATTTAATTCCTCTATACTTACACCAGCACCAGCGGCTATTGGTGCAATACGTCCTATCTGCTGTGCATATTGGTCAACAACAATTTTACCATCAGCTTGTGTCTGTGCGAATCCATCAACTATCTTTCCCGCCTCAGCTGCGGATTTTCCGTAAGCATTTAAAACAGATGTTGTCGCATCAGTGACAGTTTGTAGATCAGAAAAACCACCAGTAGCTCCTAACTGGGCAGCTTTTAAAATTTCTGTTATCTCAGCAGTCTCAGCAAAGCCAGCAGATGCTAAGTCATAGGATGACTGTAATAATTCAAGCTGTGATACTTGACCACTTAATTCATTTGATAAAGTTGCAAGCTTTGGTGTTAAACCTTCAACATCAACTCCCAAAGTTCTTACTCTTGCACTAGCAAAATCTTGGGCAGCCAGATTTCCAAAAGTTTTTGTAAGTGCAGCGACCAGAGTGATTCCAGCAGTGAGCGGCCCTAAAGCTGTTGCTAACGCAGCCCCAGCAGTTCTAAAGCCTAAAGCCGCCCCTTTTGCACCAGCACCAGCACCAAAAAATCCCTTTCCTAATATTGGTAAATTTTTATTTGCGTCTTTTAATTTGCTGTTTGTGCCATTTACAGTTTGATTAAATTTTTGCGCCTGTGTATTAACATTCTTTAAAGCTGTTATAGCTTGGGTAGCTCCAACTCTTAGTTCTACATTGGATACTGCCACGACTAAAAAATAACTCCTTTAACTATACTTGGCTTTGCGTTTTGCCGCTTCAGCCTGTTTCTTTTCCCTATCATACTTTAATTCATAGTAACCAGCAAAAAATATCAACTCCTCTTCCGTAAGTTGTGTTCTCAGTTCACTTACTGTCTTACCTAATTCTGTTGCAAGGAAAAACTCAAAATTTAACCAGTTGTCCCCCTTTAAGATTCCTTTACGTTTGCAATCGTAGCGTTTGAGTTTACACCAAATAAAAACAATTCAATTTCATTCAATACATTTTCTGGTAAATCATTTTGTAAGTTACCAAATTCTGCTGGATTAAATGCCTTTGAACCATCTTCATTCTCTGCCAACTGACAAAGCATATGTGTAGAAACAATTAATGGATCATCACTGCCAGCCCTTTGCGTTGCCTTAGCTCTGTCTGCCCTTGTAATAGCCTTGAAATATAAGCTGCATACTGTTTTGCCGTTATCATCTTTAACGTCAAATTTGCGCCTTTTGCTAAGGTCAAAAGCCTCTTTCAAAAGGTCAAGGGTTCTTTTCTTTGTCATAAATTAAATGCGAAGTATTTTTAATTTACTAAATATCTGAAGTTATTGCACCAGTTGTAATGAATGAAATATTAATCTCTTGTGTTTCTCCAATTGTTGCACCATATTCAGCGCCTGTAATTATTCCAGAAAAAGCTAACTTTTTAGAACTTGCTGAACTATCTGGGAACAATTCAAACAATGCGTCACCAGCGTCACCTGTTGTTAAAACATCTTCAACAAAAGCTAAGTAATCAGAGTTGCCAGCATTATCATAAATTAATGTTGCTGATCCTTCACCAGAAATAAGACCACCAATAAATGTTTTTGAAGTATTACCTTGAACTGTGGTTTCTAGTGTGTCCTTAGAAACTGATAATGACCAAGATCTAGTCCCAGCAATATCGGCTTCAGTACCAGCCGCATTATGGAACATAACCTTACCACTGTCGCCTTTGATAGCTGCCATGACAAAAAAAAGAAAGATTTATAAATATATTAACTCTTTTCAGTCTTTTTTACATCTTTTTTCAATTTTTGTTGACTCTCCATATGTCTTTTACAATTTGGGTCCCATAATTGGGGATCTCTAACACCTTTGACAGCTTCAATAGAGTCAAGCATTTCATCAGTTATAACAAGCTTTGGCATAATTAAAGATCCTCATAAATTGTAAAAGTTATTCTTAACTGAGTTTGAAATTTACCTTCTGGACTTGATGAAAGAATCTCAGGGCCAATAGGTGCGTCAAAAATAACACTTGATACTGTAATTCTATTGTATAAGTCTCTTAGTCTTTTGCAAATTGTAAAATTTGACCCTGCTCCTAAACCTTCCTCCGTAAATACATTTAATAAAACTAAACCGCTTAATAAATTATCAGAATCACTTGCACCTCCCTGAGTTAAATAAGTATTTGATCCAAAACTTGTAATACATTGAACAAAAGTATCTTCTGATGTCGAATCAAAGGTCATATTATTAAATACAACAGGGATAGCTGGGCTTGAAGCAAGCTCTGTGGCCAACCTAGCCTCTATTGTGGATCTAACAGTATTTAAATCAATAGCGGCCATTATAACCTCCGTTTAATTTTTTCATATTCATCATTTGCCCATTGTTGTAGCTCTTTTGCAATAAGTTCTGGAAATCCAGCAGTAGTGCCTTGTGTCGTTCTAAAAGTTCCCTTCCAAGATGGTGGTAGGTTTTCACCATAACAAACTGGCTCTGCATAGGGTAAGTTATTGATTATGGTTCCGCTAGTTGGTTTTATCTCTGTCTGCCATGAGTTCCGTAGCCTACCAGTGTCAACTGGTGTAGCCTTTTTAACTCTTGATGTCCACTCCAAAGTCGTTGCCTGTACAAGAAATACTATTGCATCTTCCATTACATCTGGAATTTGATCAATTCTAATTTGTCTTGTCATAACTACCTCAAGATAAGATCAAAACTGACAGCAGTATTATTTTGCTCATTTATAACAACTTGAATAATTTTAAATTCAACATTACTTATAACAACTCTATCTTTTGTCGTAGGAACAAAGGTAAGATCACCAGCAGATATGGTAAGCAACTTATCCTGTGACTCAATTAAATCATTTACTTGATTTCTTGAAACATTGCTTAAAGCACCTTTGATGGTTGTATCAGATGTAGATTCAGTAATAGCTCCAGTAGTGGTGTTATATGCCCCTGCTGTAACTTGTCTGATAGTCACATCACCACCAAGCTTCTTCAGTGAAGCACTAGCAGCTTTTTTTAGTGCTTTAGCAAGACTCATTAGATTCTGTAAGCAATAACAGTACCACTTGAAAGAGTTATACTTGTCGTGATACATTCCACAGTCGTATTTGCTTTCATAGTGACATTTGAAACATCACCTCTTAATTCTGGACCAGCTAAATTCACAACTGAATCTTCCAATGCAGTAAGTTTGCTAAATCTTCCTTGATGATTATTAGTGTCTGCAATTAATTCAGCACCGATAAATGGTTGATACACGATTAGCTCCTTTTAATAGATAAGTTTGCTCTTCCACCTATTCTAATACCCATCAAGTAATGATCAACTATTGGTGGGATTCGATCAATACCAGTAGCCCCATAAAATCTAGGGGTTACATTTATATTTCCAATACTTACAGCAGCAAAGTCCTCCAAGCCGCTTAGTTCCAGTCCGTTCCTGTTGTTGTTTAGATATACAGCCAAGATGACCTGTGCGTGTTTTACCCGATCTGGGATTTCAGTATCAAGGTAATAATCAGCAACTAATCTGTTTGGAAAGCTCAAACCATACAAGTTAGTGTATGTGTCAGGTTTCCTCACTCCTGATCTAGGCCACTCAAGTGCCTGTGTATCAGCCACCCTAGCTCCCAAAAACTTCTCTCTGTCTATCCTTTGGGCTGCTGTAAACAAAGCACGATTTTTATTATCGTTGCTTGAGCCGTCCCATGCCGCAGCGTCATCACTGAGGACTAAACCCTCAATGAATGTGTTTGCATCAGCAAGAGTAATATATGTATTTGCGTTAGCACCGCCAACAGTAGCATCAAGAGTTATCGCCATTGAGTTTTACCTTTTTGGGCTTAGATTTTGGTTTTGGCTTTTCTAGAGTTTGAACAAGTGAAGCTGCCTTTTGGACAGCCTCATTTTGTTCTCTCATTCGCCTAAAAGCGAACATTGCCATTAGCTTGATGCACCTTTAAGG